CTGAGCTTGTTGAATTTCGCTTTCACGCAGTGTACGATACAAATTACGACGCAAACGATTTTCCATAGTTTGTTGCGGCATCATAGCCACAGAAGCTACCATTTGTTGTTCGTCTGGATTTAGATTTTGTCCTGCGGCTGCTTTTTTCATTGCAGCCTGTTGTTTGGGATCTTTGATTGATGCAATCTTTTTAGCAGCAGCGGCAGCCTGAGCGTTGGCCACTGTGGGATTCACTGGAGGCATGCCAGACGCTGACTGCGCCTGATTTTGGTTTGCTCCCGCAGTAGACCCCATAGATACCGTGGGCGTTTCACTCAGTTTGCTTTTCAAGCCCTGTTCCATCATGACCAATTTTAAATAGGCTGGATTGCGTTCACTGTGATGAAATTCAGGTTGACGACGATGTTCCGTTATTAATGATCTCACCCGACCCAGCATGTGACGAGCTTGAGAGTGTGTTAGTTGGTCAAAACCAACTTGGCCGCCAAAATAACTTTCCATTACTTTAGCGACTTGCTTTGTTTGTTGTGGCACGGCCAGTTCTTGCAGTTTCATTTAAGAATCCTCGTTGTTGTCTATATTTAGCCCAATTAACACATTTGGTAAGTTCTATTTCCAGGGCTTTTTTGTATATGATCTTGGTTTCTAATTTGGTACCAATATCTTCGCGAAATTGGGCTCGTTTGCTATGATCAGCAACTGCGGATCTCACAAAAATATCGTTTTTTAATAGCTCTAGTTTGCGGTCTATGGCCTGTAATTCACGAGCCAGATTGTAATTGCCAAATTTATCTGCTATGCACCAACTGACTGCATTGCGAGTGGTAGAAAATTCTCCCATGCATTGCTCTCCGCAATACACCGTGTATCCTGGTTGCATATATCTTATTTGATATCTACCAAACAGTTCATAGTCTCCGTTGTCATTTTGCCATAGAATATTGTTTTCTAGTGCGTGAAATTCTTTTAGAATAATACGTTCAAAATCTTGATCTTTTATCATTTAAAAACATAATGTGTTAGCAGATAGCCTACAGTGGCAGTAAGAAATCCAATTACGCCTATGCCCCACCCTATCAGCTGATCTGTGCGTTTATCAGCCATTTTTTCAACCAGTGCATGCACTTCAACTATCATGGTTTTGAGACCAGAAAGCTTGTCTTCTAATACCGTTAGTTTTGTATCCAAAGCATTGTAACGCTCGGCACAAAGTTCTACGTGCGCTTCCAAACTTTTCTTTTCGATGTCGGTGGTTTCTAGCATAATATTTTTCTCAGATCAATTATTTATGGATATAGTGTCAAACCAAATGTTTTGCTCTGGCCCTGAAGTTATAATGATTGACGGTAAATCTCTTTGATTGTCTAGATACAAAATCATTGGTACGCCTTCAGAATCAGACCTTAGTACCCGAGTAGGATCCAGCTGGTCTCCAAACACGCCTTCAGTTTCGGCGGCAAACTCAAATTGCCATGACTGATCAACACGCACAGGATCTGTCAAATCAAACAACTGTGTACGCATGGACAGAATCTGTGTGATTGTTTCCCAATTTCTCTGTTGATTTCTTGCACGATTCCATGCCACAGTGTCAGTGATCCAGGATCCTGTGCGATCCTGGAAAGGCATTCGCGCTGATTTTGCATGTCCTGTGACACCAGTGGCAGTGATATCAAAAAGTGTTCTACAGATAAATCGCATTGAAATTGCGATCAACTTTTACTGAGCTGATAGATAACTTTTGCTTGTTCTAGTGCATCTTGTAAAGCAAGATTTGTTTTAGCAGCTCTGCGTATTTGTCCCCAGAGCTGATCTTCTTTTAATTGTTCTTGTATGTCTATGGCTCTAGGACTTTGACTATGCAACTGTCGTTGAGTGGAACCATGCTCTCTGACATAGACTGTTTCGCCACCATCTGGTGATTCGTATATAACTGCTTCAGTGATTTTGTTGACCATCATAATATGTGTATTTAACGTCAACAAAAAACCCCAGGTTTTATTCTGGGGTTGTTTTAAATCAGTTAGTTATTACTGAGTTGTGAATGATGCTGTAGCAGAAACGTTACCAGTTGAAATACCGATATTTAATCCACCTGTTGCATTGGCTTGCTGAGCTGCAGCAACCAAAGTTGTTGTGGTGTATGCTCCTGTGGGGAACAATGCAATGTTCAACACTTGTGGATTACCAGGACTAACTTGATACATAGCAACTGTAGATGTTTGCTGAATAGCTTGCAACACGTTAGACACGTAGCCATAAGCATTTCCTGCACCTGCTACACCCAAAGAACTGTTGGCAGTCAATGAGAAAAAGTCAAGTTTAGGACCTTGAAAATTGGTTACGCTTGCGTTAGCAAGATTTGCGCCTTGTGCAACTGAACCGTTTAGTACGTCTGTTGCAAATACTGGTTGTACACCACCTGATACTGGGACAATATATGCCATTTGAAAATCTCCTTAATATGTAGGCTCTCGCCTTACTTTTATTTATCTTTTGGAGATAAAATCAAGGGTTAGGCAATCAGTTCAGGATTGTTGAGTGCACGATTTCCAGCTGAAAATCCAAATCTATTGACCAGTTTTGCACGGCCTGCAGGAGTTGCTAACACCCAACCTTCTTGTCCTGGTTGTTGACGATCTAGTTGTTGTAACAAATCGCTTTTGAGATCGTGCAAGCCTAAAAATGCAGTAAAAGCAGCACTGATGCCGTCAATGTTGCTTCTTGGACTTTGCAAGTATTCTACTATGTTGTTGAATTTTCTAGGTGTCACATTGGCCTTTAACCAGTCGCCAAATCCAGGCAATAGATTGTCAAAGTTCGTGGTAATTCTTGAATTAATATAACGTTTGCACAGTGCTGGTAGATCAGTTATGCCATGACTGCGAAGATCTATTGGGCTGAACAATTGATCAATTGCTGGACCTTTTTCTCTCAGTAACTGTTTGAGTTCTGCAACCAACTTGGCGTTGGGCTTTACGTTTTGTATTTCTTTTACATTGGGAGTTATCAACAACAGTCCAGGCACCGGGCGTAGTTTGACATCTCCCAATGGCTCAGCAGGACTTGTTGGGTCAGCAATCTTGGTGTGTATGGCCACACCTACTTCACTGTTGCCAATTTGTTGTCCAAGATTGCTCGTCGCAGGAATTTTATATTCAATAAAGTTGGGCCTGAACACATATGCGCCTGCTATTTCTGGTGGAGTTTGTGTGTACAACAAATCACCTTGGATGTATCCTTGGAAGTTGGCAGGCACTGCGGCACTCAACAAAGGCCATAGTTTCACATAGATAGCAATTAGATCGCCACGTTCTCCACCACGCTGATTCATGATTTTAGCAATTTGTTCTGGGCTGGTGGCCAGGCCATCGTAACCTTTGGCCAGGAATCCAGACTTGTCTGTGAGCACAAACTCGCCTGTGGGTTTACGACCAAATATGATAGCAGGCTTGCCGTCCCATTTTACAGTGGTAGTACTAGCAGTATCTGCAGCTGCATCTGCTATGATTTGCAATGCTTCTCGAATGCCACGACTGCCTTTTTCAAACACCAGATCTTCAAGATGTTCAATACGTACATCTTTGGCAGATTCTACTAGAGGGCGCATGCCTTGATTCACAATACGATCTCTTAATCTTGCCAAAAAGTTTGTGTCTGATTCGCCACGAGTTTCAAAAAATGGCACACCTTGATTGGCAAAATGTTCTCGGGCATCTGCTAGTTTGGCATCACGTTTGGGATCGTTAGCTAATGCTTGTATGATTGTTTCCACACTGTACAAATCATCTCGGGTAGCAGATTTGTTCAACAACAGTTTGGCCACTTTGTCAGGATCATCAGTGATCACTTGATTGGTAGCACGGTCAGCAATACCCGCAATTTGATTCAGTTTGTAGCCCATGCTTTTGGCCATGCTATTCATCAACACATTGCGATCAACGCCTTTGTACTCTGAATTGGCAGGAGCAGTCAGCACAAACTTTGACCACGGTACGTTTTTTAAGAACATAAAATCAGTCTGTACATAACCTTTGTTGGGATCACCTACTATGGGTGTTTTAAAATGCACCGCAGTACCAGTTTTTCGTATGTAATCTTCGGGTTTGAATCCATGACTTTGTACCCACTGCGACAATCTGTGCACCAATTGTTCTTTGGTCACTAGATTGGCATTTACTGCCACATCTAAATCCCCAGATGTGGGTTTGAGGCCTGTGCTGCCCAATGTGTTGTTTTGTAGATCCAGGCCTGGCAACATTTGATCTAGCCAGGCCAAGGTAGGTTTTACATCAGTTTGATTGATACGTTGTGTTAAGGCGCGGCCGTCGCCATCTTTGAATACATTACCGCCTTCGAATATATTCATATTGGTGTCATTCCCAAGGTCATCAACAGTGCATCAACCTGAGGATTGTTGGTACGTTTGAATGTTTTGTCACCACTGTTGATTCGCAACATTTGACCTATCTGTTGCATTTGTGCAGGAGTGACTCCTAGCGCACGTAATCTTTGTTGCATGACTGGTTTTACGGCTGCGGCACTGGCTATGCCGCCAGTGCGTGCCTGAGGATTGTTGTTTCTAATAGACTGGGCAACAGCTTGTACTCCAGCCACTGCTACTTGAAAATATTTTGCAACGGCTGCTGCCTGTTGTGCAGTGCCTCTGGTATTTACAATTTGTTCCAAAGCAGTGTTCAATGCAGTGTCAATTTCTGGTAACTCTCTAACATCATCCATTTCTATTGTTTCGCCGGTGGTTGATTCACGTGTTTTGAGATGATCATCACTCCATGATATAAAAGCATCAGCATATTGATCTTCGTCTGGTGATACAGCTTCATGTATGGCGCCTTGCTGACGCAATTTAGCAATGATGCTGGCATTTTTTGGATCGTTGGGATCTAATTTTTGTCCACCAATGCTGATAGGCTGATTCGAAACTGGTGTTTTCAACGGAGTAGTTGTAACTGTGCTAGGAGTGCCAGTGAGTTGTGCGGCGCCTGCTGCACCATAGTTAGGTGTCGGTGCTGCTTTTGGTGCAGGAGCAGGTGTGCTAGCAACCACAGTTGGTTCAGCTTTGGCCCAGGCCGCAACAAGACTTTGAATATACTGTTTGACTGCAGGATCTGTTTGAACTTTTTTCAGTTTGTCTTGCCAGTCAGCTGACGGTGCTTGATATTGTGGCCCAAATCCTTGCTTGCTTAATTTTTGGGCAGCAACTTGTGCAGTTGATGCATAGCCGGGCGCTTTACCAAAAACCCCAGTGGATCTATCATAGGCCCTGGTGGCAGGATTGTTGGTGACTGCTGATGCAACACTACTAGCGGCACTTTTGGCCGTAGGCCCAACTGCCGATGCAGTCTTGTTATAGATATTTTTAGCCCCAGTTGCAGCAGACCCAGCAACATTTTTTATGTTTTTGCCAGCCTGTTTAACCCCTCGTATGATCTCTTGGTCAGTTGGTATCATACCTTTGATAGTATTGCCCATTGTGCCTGTTTTGTTTTTAAGACTATCCATGAACCCTTCGTTCAATGGGTGTTGTGTTAGTTCATGAATTTGCATCTGTGCGTCTCACTGTGCGGGTAAATTTTCCAGGATCTCTCAGTCTAATCGCATTAATCAATTTACGTTGCAGATTTTCTGCTTGTTCTGGAGTATAGCTAGAATCAATGTGTTCCAGTAATCGTATGGCACTGGTGATAATGTTGGCAGCACGATTTTCAATCACATGACGTTGATCGCGCTCAATGTACATTGAATCTAATTCTTCTAATAGACTGCGTGTTTTCTTTTGCATTTTTTGCCAGAACCTTTGGATTATTTATTGAAATTTAGATTATATAAGAATTACTGCACATGTAGATAGCAGTTAAATATGTGTTATGAATGATTATTTTTGTGTATTGCCGTTTTTTTCTTATGAAG